GCGTGGGTCGCTATCAGTCAGTCTTTTTGCCATTGTATCCTGCGATCTTGGACAACAGGTCGTAATCCATCTTTAGCTCTTCGTCTTCCGCAGCCGCGTCGGGGTTGGGCGGTGATGCATCAGCAGCCGCGTCGGGGTTGGGCGGTGATGCATCAGCAGGCGGTGCGGTGTCCAGCGGTGCGGTTGCGTCGCCCAAAGAGATCTGCCCCATGCCGACCAACAATACGTCGCCACCCTCGATCGGCTCGAACCCTTTTAGCTCACGCCGCTCGTTGATCGTCAGGTCATTGGACTTGTCGGCCATGTCCCAAAGGGTCATGCGCTTGTCGGCGATGGCTGGGATCTGGTCGAGGTCGGCACGCAGCTCTTGGTCACCGAAGAATGGCCCGAGCCACTTGTTCCAGTCGGCTGCAATGCGGTCGATCAGCGGCATCACTGTGTCTTCCCAGAACGCCAGCCGTGCCTCTGCGTAGTTGGAATAGGTGTTATCCCCAGGAATGCCCAGCAGCTGAGGCGGAACCCCAAAGGCCAAGCAGACGTCCCGCGCGGACGAATACTTGCTCTCGATAATGCCCATGTCGGTCGGGGAAAGGCCCATGGCCTGCCAGCTCAACCCACCCTCAAGCAGCATCGGTCGGCCAGCGTTTGAGGCTCCCTGATATTGCTCCTCGACCTGTGCCTTGAGCCGTGCGTAATTGTCGTCGGACAGCGATTCACCGTCCTTGGTGACCAGTGCGCCAGAGGGTCGTGCGCTGTTCTGCAACAGAGCCTGCATCCACTTCATCGACTCATTGTGCTGGTCGATTGCGAATGCGCCAGCCTCGATAGGTGCCATGCCATACCAATCGTTGATCGGATTGAACAGCTTTGTGTGCATGACGTCGGATTGCAGCGTGATAGCGTCAAGGTCCCAACGCACCTTGCGAGAGTTGAGCTCGTAGACGTAGGCAGCTGGGATTGAGTTGGTGGAAGGGATGATCTTCATGCGGTCGGGTCGCAGGTTGTAAAGCTCGCGCGGCTGTCCACCGACGACCACTCGCTCCTCGTAGCTGTTGCCGCTGATCATCAGGAACCCGACCTTTGCCATCAGGTATTCCTGATACGACTGCATGGGGTTGGGTCGCTTGATCAGGTCCAAAAACGGGGACTCTGTGAGCTCAGTTTCGCCGCGCCAAACAGTCCATTGCACAGAGCCGACGGCTTCAGCTATGCGGTTGATTGCTTGATAGGCCACCACGTTCTTGTTGTAGCCTTCGTCGGCGAATGACTTGTAGTCCCTCGGAGACCAAACAGGCTGGCCAGGATTCATGACCATGATCGCGCTGGTTGCGCTTTCTTTGGTCTCTGCACGTCGGAACAGCTTTGGTAGTTTCATTACAATGCCCTTATTTGTGGGCGCTGTGCGCCTTCGTGAAGGATGTCCATAATCGCGTCCATCGTTGGGTCTAGTTGGTCGTCGTGCGTCCCGTTGGGGAACGACGAGAACTCAGCAAGGTAGTCGCTCAGCCATGGTGCGTCGCTAGGCAAAGAGACATGCCCGCTCTCAACAAATGGTGCCGCATCATACGCGCGGGTCAGCTTGTCAATTGATCTCTGGATCGGGATCACAGGCATGCCCTCGCGCTTCAGCGTCTGGATCAAGCCTGTGCCAGATGCCTTGTCCTCAGGCTTCATGGCTCGCAGTGTGCCTTGGCCGACCACAGCCTTGTGCTTGTTCCAGAAAGCTCGTGCCTGCACCAACAGATCAGGAGCCTCCCACTTGCCGCGTATCTGATCAAGGAGGACCGCCTGACCATCGACCGAGCAACCCCAGCACTGAAACACAGACCAGTCATTCTGCTCCTTGGTCTTCAGTGCGGTGTCAGCATAGATGGTGCGCCACTTGATCCGTGGTGGGTGGGTGTGGAATTGCCACCACTCGTCCTTGAACACGCCGCCGCCAGAAGGTGCTGGGCGCTGCTGCATCTGACCAGCGTAGGCATAAGAGCCCATGTCACGCTTGTATGCCTCGACGACCTCAGCCGTGAAACGATTGGGCATCAACAACTCACCCTCGGTCTTGCGCGGGTCACGCCAGCCGATCTTGGTTGCCTTGGCGAGCTGTGGCTCGTATTCCATTGGGATGCGCAAATGCACGTAGTCGCTCTCGCTGGACAAGATCTCACCTGAAACATCGCCTTCGTGCAACCTCTGCATCACCACGATGATGACCGAATGCTCAGGGTCGTTGAGGCGAGTGGGCAAGGTCTCACGGAAAATGCGGATGGTCTTCGTTCGGTCGACGTCGGACAGTGCCTTCTCAGGTGTGTGCGGGTCGTCCCAGATCACGAAGTCGCCACGCCGCCCAGTCATGGAAGCAACCGCACTTGCCTGCCTGAATCCCTTGGCCTCGTTCTCAAAATAGAGCTTCTCATTCTGGTCGCCCATCAGCTTCAATGGCCAATGGCTCTGGAACCAATTGCTAGTTACGAGCTCTCTAACCTTGCGGCTGTCGCGGACAGCTAGGCCTTGATCGTGAGCAGCGCCGATGATGCGTGCACCAGGCCAATCGTGCGGACCCCACAACCAAGCAGGGAACATGACACCAGTCATCGTGGACTTGGATGTTCCTGGAGGGATGTTGATCAAAAGACGCTTGATCTGGCCAGTGGTGGTTGCCTCAAGGTGCTCGGCCATGGCCTCGATGTGCCAGTTGTGCACGTATCTCACAGGGTCAATGTGTGGCCATGCGCACTGGAGGAAGCCGCTGAGCGACCTCTTGCACAACTCACGCTCGACAGCGTTTATGTCAGCTGTCGTCAGATTGAGCATGGTTCCTCGCAGCTAAAATCTCTTTCAATGCGCTCGTGCTTAGCTTCTCAGTGTCGATGGTCGTTGTCTGGATTGGCCCACCGTCGCGGCCTGTGAGCTCTGACTTTTCGGCCAGACCCAGATCGCGTGCTATCAAATTCGCATTGAACTGGCCTGACGCAGCGCCTGTGAACTTCTGCATGTAGATGACATGTTCCGCCCAGCCAATAGTCGCTGATAAATCTGGCCTCGTTTGTCGCCAAACTCGCCATGTGCTTTCGTTCACGCCGATGAAATTACACATTCCTCTGATGATCATAGGCACTGGGTGCGCCTTTTTTTCCTTGGTGGTGACACCTTGAAAATTGACCAAGACCTCTTCCTCAACGAAATTCTGCTCGCACCAATCAAAGTATCCGCCACATGCGTTGGCAAGGTCTTCTGAATTGTCGTAGGTTTGCGGACGCCCACGAGCAGCATTCCGGACGTGCTCTTTCGACTGTTTCCAAAAGCTGGGGATCATCGGTTGCATGGGCTGAGGCTCTCACATAATTGCGCGGGTTGCCTCATTATCGCTGAAAGCACCAAAAAAGGAAAGCTCATTGTGACAGCACGTGGATCAAAGCCCTGAATGGGGTATCCACAACGACGAATTCATCCTCAGAGAACACCACCTTGCCTGACCACCAAGCCTCGTTCCGCACCACAGCAATGCGCCAGCTCTTGCCGTCTCGCAGCCCTGCCGCAAGGCAGCAAGCTCCGCCGTGCGCCGCGAACTTGCGCGACCAACGTATCTGTGCGGGTCTGATATCGCTCACCTTCAACTCACCTGCGACCAGCTCAGCAGTCTTTATCTCAATCGGCACCAGCAGCTTGCTGATCAACAAAAACACATCAGGGATGCCCGTCTTGGTCCCAAAGCTAGGGTGGATGTTCTCAGCCCATCTGCCCGACTTCTCCCACTCCCGCACGAACCACTGCTGAAACTGCCTCTCTTCGCTCGCCATGGCTAAGTCCTTGTTTTCGCTACAGGCTTTTTTTCGGACGTTTTTCTCATTTTATAACTCCTTGATATCATTAAATACCCACTTTCCATTTTCCGCTTTTACCATCAATACCCCAAACCCTTCTCATATACTCTCTTCTTCTCTTTCTTCTCAGAGTCTTCAGAATTGTAAGGAAAATGGAAAGTGGTAAGTGGGAAAACAAGGACTTAACTTTTTGGGCTGTTTTTGGCCCCAGCGGCCACCGACCATCATGTTTGATCCAGCAAGCAGTTTAACGTCATACTCAGGACGCAGCGACCCAGGATCAGGGAGGAAGATTAACCCAGCCACTGTGCGGTCGTTTTCGGGCACCTGTCAGCCCAGCCACGCACCGCTTGGCACCTCAACTGTAGCTCTTTTTGTCCATTTCACAAACCCTCATGATATAGCCTTCGATCACGAACTTAGACAGCGCATTAACCTCGCCACTCGAATCAACACTTATCAGCCCATGCAGCTCGTTCCCATCGGACAGGATCACACGCGCCGTGCGCCCATCAGTTTCGATCTTCGCAACATGCACCACAGCCATCACATCGCCCCTTCCATAACATCGCTAGGTTTTACGACCATGTCTTTGATCAGCTCAAGGTTGTTCCCGTCCAGTGGCCCAGCCAGCTTTTGCATCGCCGCTGTGTTAGCGATCACGTATTGCAGTCGGTTGCTCACGAAGATGCGTCCTTTTGAAGGGTTCATCCCACACTCCTTCATCACCTTCCGCAAGTCATACGGACTATCATACATCCGCCCTTGGATCTGGGTGCGCGCCCACATCTCAATCTCTTTCATCGACATGACCATCGGCCGTGGTGAACGCTGCGCAGCCTCAGCCAGCGCCGCCGCTTCAATCTGCGCCTCGGTCCGCGAGCCAGCGATCATGTCCTTTTTGCGCTCAGTCATTGGCGCACGCTCCCCTTTCTGGACGTAGTTGCCGTAGTTTTTGGCCCAGCCAGCGATGATCGACAGCCCACCGCCTTGCAGCCAGTTGTAGAATTCCTTGAACTTGGCAGGTTGCCAGCGGGCCTCTGTGATCTCAGGGTAAAACCACCGCCTGTCGTCTTGTTCCATGCGCAGAGCACGCATTGAGTTGGAACACGCAATGATGTGTGCCCAGTTATCGATTATGTAGGGCCGCTGATACTTCGCATTAACAGTCACGTCTTTGTCGGTGATGTAGCTTTTCAGTGTGTTGTAGGCTTTCCAGCTGTGGCCCGAATAGATCTCGTTGACCACGATCAGCCGTTTGTTGGCGATCCAGTCAGTGAACCCACCTTCCGTGATCGTCTTCTCCGAGGGATACCCCACGTTGTGGTCACCCACCAGCTTGCCCAGGACCTCAGAACCCAGAGTGGTCTTGCCTATGCCTTGGGCCTCGCTCACCAACAACAACCCATACTCCATCCGAACCGCAGGGTGAGCAATAAGCGTGGCGCACCACCGCTCAACATTCTTGCGCTCGCTTTCGGTCGGGAACATGTAGCTCAGGAACTCAATCCATGGCCCAGCGTCCCCGCTCGCAGGCTTGATCTGGGACGGGATGTGCAGGTTGATCGCACTGGTCGAGCGGTCAGTTACGATTCTGCCTTTGACATCAGGGCGATAGCAGATCTTTGTTGAGCGACCTTGATAGGCTTTCAGCAGTAGCTGGGTGGTGTTGGACGTGTGGGAGAATGCCGAGAACACTTTGTTAACGACGGGCTCAGTCCGCACGATCTCTGGCATCTCGGTGCACACCCACAGGTCAGCTTCTTCGATGTAGGCCCACATCTCTTTGAAGTGTTGGCGGAGCACAGTTGTTGGCTTGCCTGCTACGTTGGGGATCAGGTCCGTGGCCCATGTTGCAGGATGCAAGCATGCACGGAATGCTGGCCCAACGTAGTGGTCAACCCCGTCCAGCGCACGGAACATGGCCCGAGGGAACTTGTCCGCGAGGTCGAACGACGCTGGCCATTCGTCAGTGAACTGGACGTGGAAGGTCGGCACCCTCAGGCGGTAAGCGATTGCGGGGACCGCCTGCACCCCAGCAGGGTCATTGTCGCTCACGATGTAGGCACGCTTTAAGCCCATGCGCTTGAGCACTCCCCAGTCAGTGCGCGCGGGTGACAGCGCCCCACCAATCCACCCAACATGCGCCGCGCCTGCCATTTCTGGCCCCCAAGGGTGCGCTGTTAGCGCATCACGGTCCGCACGAGTTTCGCCAGCGACCATGCGCGCCACTGCCCGAGCAGCCTTTGCGCCTTCATGGACGAACACGGTGGTGTGGTCTTTCAGCTGGTCAATGCCCCACAACGGCAACAACCCTTCAGGCTCGGCCGCACGCCACTTGCCGTCGGACCAATAGGTGTAGGGGACGTAATTCTTCTCTCCGTCCTTGCCATCGCGCCTCAGCTGAAGCATGATAATTGATCCATCAGAGTCAAAGAACTTGAACACATTCTCAGGCTCTGCTTTGTCGATTGCCTCAGGGACGTTGTTCAGCCCTTTGATCTTCTGTTGCGTGGGGAACTCGTATTCATCGAACTGTGCGATGATTCGGGTCACTTCGCTCTCGCTGGGTGCGAAGGCCTCGTGCGCTGTTACGGCACCGTTGCGCTCGAACTTGATCACCGCGACGTCTTGCCAGTATTTGCCGCTCATCTCTCGGACCACTGCTGTCAGCAGCGAGCGTGGCTCAGCGCCGATGCGCTGCAGATATTCGTGGACCGCAGGGATCTCGCTCAGGGACGATACTGATTTCTTGCTCATTTGTTTTCCTCGTGTGTTGGATCCATGTCGCCAATGTAGCGAACGTTTTCGACCATCAAGAACCTGCGCTTGGGCAGGGCCGAACCTTTGATGGCATAAATTGACTTGCCAGGACGACCGCGATCGACGATCTGCTTGCCTAGCTGGGCGTATTTCCACCGCCCGATCTTGCAATAGATGATGCCTGTGTCATCCTCCATCTGCAGGTTGAGCGATTGCGTCTTGCCATCTTTGATCTCATAGCCACGCCGCGCGATCATGATCGTCTCGTTTTCATCGCGCGGGTTGATCGACTTGGCCACTGCGATGATCAAGAATGTCGTCTCCTTTTCGTGAGCTTCTGTTATGTCTTCGATGACCGAAACAGGCGTAAGGATGTTGCGCTCTGTTGGGTCAGGGATCAGCTCTTGGATGCGGTCGCGCACTGGCCACAGCGTGTCGATCTGGGTCTTGGGGTCGGCCAGCAGCTTGGCAGCACGCGCTGGCAGAGGCTCGTTGCGGTGCCTTGAGCTCACAATCTGTTGCACGAGCTTTGGGCCAATGCCCCTGACGTTCTGCACTGGGCCCACCAGCACCTGCTTGCCGTCAACAAACCCAACCTGCCACTTGTCGGTCGACAGCTCTGCGTCCACCGCGACGTAGCCGATTCCCTCGTTGTGCAGCTCACGCAGCGTGCCGATCTGCTTCATTGGGTCAGTTTCGTGGTTGAGGGTCGCAGCGGCGAACTGCGTTGGGTAGTGTGCCTTCATCCAACAGCACCAATAGCTGATCATCCCATACGCCACCGAGTGTGACTTGTTGAATGCCCACGCACCGTAGGCGCAAAGGTCGTCCCAGACCTTGTCAAGCACGTCGCGCGGGATGCCCTTCTTCTCGGCTGCGTCCTTCCAGCGGTCGCCGAACTGGTCGAAGTATTCCTTGCCCAGAGACTTCGACATCGCCTTGCGCAATGCGGTCACGTCTTCCCAGCTCAGGTCGCCAATCTGCCGACCGATCTCCATGACCTGCTCCTGATACAACACGATGCCACGCGTGTCATTCAGGTATGGCTCAAACAACGGGTGAGGGTAGGTGGTGCCGATCTTCTGATTGATCCTTGGGTCCCAGCCGTTCTTGCGGTAAACCCACTCGGATGCGCCACCAGACGTCAGCGGTCCAGGACGCGCCAGAGCGGTGATGGCGATGATGTCGTCCAGCTCGACCACCTTGGTCTGCTTGCACAACGACTGCAATGCCAACCCGTTGAACTGGAACACGCCGCTAAAATGGCCCTTGTTGAGCACGTCGAACGCAGCGTCGTCGTCCAGTGGCACGCTCTCCAAAAAGTGCAGCGGCAACCCCGCCAGCTCCAATGCATCCTCGAACACGGACAGCTGCGTAAGGCCCAGCGCGTCGATCTTCAGCAGCTCAAGCTCTTCAGCGTCCTTTTTGTCACAATGGGTCGCACCCGTCCTCTTGTCCACGGCGACGTATTCATGCACTGGCAGCTCGGTCAACACGATGCCCGCCGCGTGCTGGGAGTGGTGACGTGGGTGGCCTTCCATCTTTGTCGCCACCATGACCTCTGGGTATTTGCTCACCAGCTCTTGGCCGTTGGGTGTTTGTTCCAGCGTGTCACGCAGCGTGTCCAATGCGCGTGAGTCGCCCGAGCTGCGCTCAATCAATGCGTCCAGAGCCTTGTCGGTCTGCCAACGCGGAATGCGCAACGCTGCGCCAGCTTCCTGCATCGACGACCGTGCCTTATACATCGCCACCGTGCCCAGCCGCGCAATGCGGTCGCGACCGTACTTGTTCTCCATGTATTCGAACACGAGGTGCCGCTGCTGGTCGGAGAAGTCGATGTCGATGTCTGGCAGGTCCGAACGATTGAGGTCGATGAAGCGTTCAAAGATCAACCCGTAAGGGATTGGGTCAATCGTCGTGATCTTGAGCAGGTAGCAAGCCAAGCTCCCGCACGACGAACCCCGCGCTGGGCCGACGATCATCCGCTCCCGTGCCCAAGCCACCATGTCAGCGATGATGTAGAAGTAGTCCTCGAACTGCTTGAGGTCGATCAGGTCCAGCTCTTTCTTCAGCCGAGCAGCGTATATTTCGTCCGAAAGGTCGATGCCTAATTCTTTCGCACCCGCCTCGCACATCTTGCGCAGCGACATCTTCTTTTCGGGCACCAACAGAGACCCAGATTTTAGCGCCGCTGAAAGGCTTTCTCCGACCGAGAGTAGCGTTGCCCACGCTTCGTCGGCCACGGACGCTGAGCAGCCTCTGGGCAGGGCTGCTGCCCACTCCTCACGAGAGACGATCCATTGCGGATAGCTCTGGGTGGATGCCATGCGTCCGCACACCACCTCGTAGAACGCCAGATCTTTCTCGCTGGGGTAGCGATTGTCGCCCGATGCGATGAACTTGAACCCCAATCGCTGCGCACGCACAAACTGACCATTGCTCAGGCTTGGGCTCAGCGCGACGTAAAGGTCAGGTGTGTTGGGGTCGATGCCCTCTAGGTTTGAGCGATGGCCGACGATCTTGATTGCGTCAACCGCTTGGGCCTGATCATAGTTGAGCAGAGCCTCATAGCGGAACTGAGAGGTGGCCAGCTCAAGAGCCTCATGCACTTGCACCAGTGAATCCTTGGCCACGAATGTCCAGTGGTCGAACGCAGGCTTTTTGCTCTGTGGGTCGTCGGTCACTGCCAGCTCAACCCCGAACACAGGCTTGAGGTCGTTCTTCTTGCACAGCTTGGACCAACGCACGAACCCAAAGGTTGAGGCGCGGTCGGTGATTGGCGCGAATGGGAGCCCCATGCGCTGGATGCCTGCGAGAGCTTCGTCGAGGTGCCCCACTGCTTGGCGGAATGAATAGCCTGTGCGGATCCTCATATCTCACAATCCTCCCAGAGCTTCTTAAAGCACATGGTCATGGCCTTCACGTCAGTGCGTGCGCGGTGTGCGCCTTCGAACTTGACGCCGAACAGTTGCTCATGCAACGCAGTCAGGCTCAGGCGGTGGCCCTTTAGGTGCTCAGTTGCCTCAACAGTGCACAGCCGCTTGGGTGGCCAAGGGAACTTCTGCTTGTCATTAACACGCAACTGCTCGAAGTCTATGACGCCCATGTCGTATGAAACATTGTGGGCCACCACCATGTCCGCCGTTGCGAAGAAGTCACGCAGCCTTGGCCATAGCTCGGCGATGCGCGGTGCATCGCGGACGTCTGCGTTGGTGATGTTGGTGATGCGCGTGATCTCGTCGGTGATCTTGATCCCAGGATTCACGAAGGATTCAAACTCATCGACAAACTGCCATTCCTCGGCTGAGCCGAACGCATCCGCTGGCAGCTGAATCTTGAGAGCGTAGATCTCGATGATGCGAGGCTGCTGGTCCAGAGGGATTGCGTGGTTGTGGATCAGGTCGGTGGTCTCAGTGTCGAACAATATCGCCTGCATCACAAACTCTTCCTAATTGAATCCATGGTGCGCGCCTTGGCTTCCATGTCCAGCTCGCGCAGCATCGTCGCGTAAACTGTCATGTCCAGCAGCGAGTCGTCATGGCCACCAGTGCCGAAATTCTCAGCGTAGCGGGTCAGCTTGGAAACGATCTGCACGAACACCCCAAAACGATTGTGGTCGTCTTCGCTTTCCAGCTTGATGCCGTTGGGGAACAGCAATGCGACGATGTGGCCGAAACGCTTGTAGTTGTCGCCATAGAGCTTGTTGCGCTGCTCGTAGGTCTCTGCGGATTGCCGCAGCATATCAGGCACGGTCATCATAATCTTTCCTCCAGCGGTAAATTGATGCCTTTGACACCTCAGCAGCCTCGGCTGCTGCACGCACCCCGACCATCGATGCCAGCTCAACGCAGTTGAGGCGGAACTTGTCGATGAAGCCATAGTCGGGGTGGTAAGGTGAGTTGTTGATCGAATCAGTTGCGTAGTCGTAGAATTGCCCGTCCATCAGTATTCTCCTGCTCTGACTTGGTAACATGGGATGTTCGCATTGCGCCATGCGTCCACCATCTTGTCGCGGTCTTCCAACGCGAACCAGACCTCGCGCATTGTGCGGTCGTTTTTGCCCAGCCAGCGGTGCAACAGGCTCAGCTTAACCTCAGCGTCGGAGTAATAGTTTCCGTCGGGTCGCATCAAAAGGTCATCCAGCGGAACAGACCAGCGATGCATCCATGCGTTGGTGATGTTACGGAACTTCTCGCTGCGTCCTGTTATTCCCAGCATTGTGTGGTCTTTTGACAAAAGCTGCACAAGCTCAAGCACGTCATAGTTGGGTTGGTCAAAAACAGACTGCGAGTGGAAATCGTCCCAAAGACCAGCCTTGGCCAAGTGCGACCGCCCAACAGAATTGTAAAGGGTTCCGTCAAGGTCGACGATAATAATCTTGCCTCTCACAGCAGCTCCCTTTCCTTGGCCAGACGCAGCGCCTCTTCTTCGCTGCGAGCTTCAACGACACCTACGCACTTGCCGAGGGCCTTGTTAATGTCGTCGGTCAGCCACCCGTCACGGTGCACGTAATAAAATCTCCATCGCTCCTTCATGAATCGACCTCGCCAAGTTGATCGTAAAATGACAGGTCAGGGTCGCTCTGCCTGCTCAGGATGAAGTTGGAGCAATACGACCTCGGCAAGCCATTCTTCATGCCACACTTGCGCATCGGCACGATCGAGAACGCATACGCATCCTTCTTCTCAAAGCCATGCAGGGAGCTGTGCACGGTGATCGGTTCAAAAACGCAGCTCATGCCGTCATCCTCATCTGGTCGATCAGCTTGATCAGGTTGGTTGAGATCACGTCGCCAGTGCGCAGCTGAGTGCAAAGAGACTTGATGCGATCCTCCAACTCAGCCGCAGCCTTGTCGAAGGTGCGATTGATAAACATCGCCGCCCAAGGGTGGACGCGCAAAACCTCAGCCAACATCGCTTCCATGACATCGCGATACTCACCTTGGGTCCGCGACGACGCACGCTTGCGCGCTGTGTCCGCCAGCGTCCGCAGATCGAACTTGGCCACGATGTTGGTGTGGATGTTCGTAGGCAAAACGCCGCGCGCATCCTCGATCTTGGCGCCCATGTCGATCAGCTTCTCGTAAACGTCAGCTATCGATCCCATACACGCAGCATACTCAGCGTGCCGCTCAGGCACCTCTTCCACAGTTGGTCCAGTGCCATAGGTCCAGCCGTTGACGTTCAACACGCGCATGGTCTGCTGGGCGTAGCTGCCTGTCCGTGTGCGCACGAACTGGTGAGTGAACCCACGCGTGACGCCGTTGATCAGGAACTTGTATTCAACAAACTCCCAAGAGCTTGGGATTGTGTTGGCCATGTAACGCAGCTCTTCAATAATCTTATCGTCTGGCCATGCGGCGATGTCATCCATCAACCCAGCGTTCATCTCGAGCCGTGTCTGCTTGGTGAACACCAGCACGTTGGCTGCGTGGCGTGCGGGATCAGCTGCCCCAGCACCAGTGTAATCGATCAGTTTCACGTCCATCGGACTTATCCTTTCAGCATTGATTTGTAGGAGTGGACTTCGCCACTGGCCATCTTTTGAATCTGGCGAACGTCATTGACAACATCGTCCAGCAACAATCCAGGACGCCACGTGGCGAAGCGTCCTAGCGAATATACGTTGTGTTTCTCGCTGGCCCAGATTATGAACCGCTTGCGCACTGCGTCAGGGATCGGCAAAATCTTCGCATACTTCATGCGCTTCATCTCGTGGTGCTCCTTGACGTAATCCATCAGGTGGTCCAGCCCCAAAGCCATGCAAGCTGCGCCGATCGCGAGCTCTTTAGATGGCTCTTGTTGTTGCGAATTAAGCTGCCAGTCGCTGACCTCGATGATTAGGCGGTGGTCAGTGATGGATGCGCGGTAAGGCTCGACCGCAGGGTGCGGCATGTAAACTGTTGCGCACACATCGATCGACTTGGGCAGGTCGCAAGTGATCGTCCAGCCACTAGTGAAGTCGAACGCAGGCTTGTCTTCCCAGCCCAACAGGTCCATCATCGCTGGCATAGGGACTGTCGAGATAACCTTGTGGCGACCCAGAGCATTTTCCACCCCAGCATTGAAGGCGATCTTGGGTCCGACCTGTTTGGCGAGGCGCGGGATGAAGTCATCAGGTGCGATGAACCGCTCCTCAATCTCACCAGCCGCTGACACCACCGAACGAAGCTGGGCCTTGCCTGTGCACTTCATCGAATACATCAGCGCATCAGCAACTGGGTTGCGCCACGGATCAACGGACTTCATGACCTTGACCTTGCGGAAGGGAATGCCAACAGCATCCCCCACCACCGAGCTGCGGAACCGCAGCAATGCCGAGTGGTTGTGCGGAAGTTGGGATTGAAGCTCATAAACACCCTCAACCTCGTCACGCAGCATTGACGCGGCGATCAACCCAGCAAGCCCTGCTCCAGCGACGATCATGGAAACACCTGCACAGTCGGGTGGTTAGCTGCCATGTTCAGCGAGTGCTTATAGGGCAACCCCGCCAGAGCTGCGTCTAGCTGGCTCTGGCGATAATCGTCGTCCTCCGCAACCATCGCCTCAAGAGGCCAGTCGCCAAGGCCAGTGGGCTTTGGTTCCAGTTGGATGCCGCAGTTGGTGCAAATGATGCGCTTCATTATTTCACCTCGCTGGTGGCGATTGCTTCGATTGTCTGGTGCTTGGAAACAGCCAGTGCTGTGCGCACGAAGTCCTGAATCTGGATCTGTGCCGCAGCGGCGATCTCTTCCCCAGCCAGCTCGAGCATGCGTCGGCACGTCTCGTCGCCCAGCGTAACTTGCATCTTGGTGTCATCGTATGAGACCTCAAGCACTGCCTGATAAGGGTTCGTTGGGCTCGGGTCGCTGTATGGGTTTCTAAGCCCGATGCGCAGTGATTGAAGTCTCATTTCTTGGGCTCCTTGATGTCAGCGGTGGTTCCAGCGAACAGACCGAGCGTTTCGAGTGGAAGCTCCTCGCCGTTGCGCAGCTTCTCACGAGCGAAGGCTTGAAGGCTCATTGCATTGACGTCTTCTTTCACGGCCACGTCATAGCCATCGTTGCGCAGTTGAATTACGAGCTGCTGGGCCTCGTGCGCTTGGCCCTTGTCAAAGGCCATTTCCACAGCGGTCTTGATCAGCGCCGCTCCGCCGTGCTGCGCAAGCACCTTCATCGCGAGGTCACGCTTTTCGTCTTCCTTGGGCATCGAGCCAGAGACGAACTGCTTGAGCTTGATCACATGGCCAGTGTCCATTGAGAACACGTCGCCGATGCCAGCCTCAGCCATCGCATCGGGTATCTTCAATGTGCGCAGCGAATGCAGCCGCGACTTGGCAGTCTTCATTGCGAGCTCGTAGCCTTTGACAGCTTCGTCTAGCTCGATCGCTTCAGAGCAATAGTCCTTGAGCACTTCCACAAGGTTGCCAGAGCTCTCGGCGGGAATGTCAAACAAGTCGGTCATTGGGTATCTCCTGTCAAAAAAGGGTGGTGGATATTGGGCTCCCGCACCACCACCCAGTTAACCCAGTGTCATCGTTGAACACTGGGTGTGGCAAATTACATCGCGCCTTCGTCCTTGGAGACTACGGCATCCTCGATGTCAGAGTTGTCAGCCTTGACAACACCCGACGAAAGCTGCTTGCGGAACTCAATAGCCTCTGCGAACATCGCCTTGAAATTCTCGAGCTCTTCCATCTTCGGACCACGCTCGACTGTCCAGCCAGCCCAATCACCTTGCGAGTTGCTTTCCTCAGCCGAACCGAGCTTGTAGGTTCGGAAGAACAAAGGCGGTGCATATTCGCTCCCGTCAGCACGCTTGAGCTTTTCGCTCATGGCCAGCGTGTTCCAGCGACGTGCCTTCTTAAGCTGCGTCGATGTGAACGACACAAAGCACTTGCGTCCATCAGCTGCGAGGTTGAACCCAAAGAACTGTGAGGTCTCTGCGAGGTAGTTGCCCGAATCGTTGATCCATTGACCACGGTCGTTCTGCTCGCACCCGTCCATGCAGTCCGAATTGTCGTGGATGGCGATCAGGCCTTTGCCGCTGTCACGCGGTGCCCACTCGATCCAGACCTTCTGAAAATGCACAGGCAAGAACAAGATTGGCGCCTCAAACACCTCGCCAGTGCCTACGTCAGCGATGTCGCCGATCGCAGCACCCTCGATGTATTCAGGCTTCTTCTTGTTGAGCTGGGGTGAAAGAGCCTGAAGCAGTGTCAGGCGTGGGATGAGAATGTCGTCCTTGGTGACATTCTCTAACCCTGCGCCAGCGTAATCCTCGAAAGAGATCTCGGTGGAGAGGGCAGTCTGTTGCGCTTTCGCGACTTCTTTGGCCATGTTGGCCTCCTACACTTGGAGTTAATGGTGGTCGTGTCGCCACCCTCGCCGAGTATGCATCGGCGCGAATCAAAAAGCACGCTCTTTTTGGGTTCTTAAATGAACTATTTTACAAGTCCTTGTTTTCGCTTGCATCTTCTCGGACGATTTTACTTTTCTTTTCTGCCAAAACAGGAGATAAAGGATGTAACAGGACGGGTTGCCTAAGCATAACAACCCACCGACTGATAGGTCGGAGACGCTGGCCCGACGGCACTTGATCCTCGCAGCTTCTCCGCTCTGGTTTTCAGCGGCTGGATCGGCAGGGATTGGTACCCTGCCCTGAAGAGTCACCACGAAATCCAGAGGAACAAACTATGGCAATGCGCGAAATCGACAACACAGCACTCGACGGCAACACAGCACTCGACGGCAACTACGTCGAGTCTTACGCCACCGAGGCCAACCTGCGCAAGCGACTGGCCCAGTATGCTGAAATGTATCCCGAATACGACGACCGCTCGATGGTTGTTCGCACACCTTCTGGCCGCTGGACTGCGCTGGTCATTCTCAACAAAACACAGGGTGGCTACGCTGGCCGCTACGAAGGCTTCATGAAAGTCTAACGCAACGCCTAACCTGAGGAGGTTCTCATGGCATACTCTTTCCCTCGCGCTGGCACCGTCGCCGCACAGCTTGCTAGCACACCGCACGCTAAGGAGCTGCTGGACAACCCCAGCGCGGTGCCTGCCTTTAACGAGGCGCGCACTCGCGCCCGCAACTGGCTCAAGACCACACGCTCTGGCGCCAATGGTCTTTACCAGACTTGCATGCTGGCGAACGACGACATCGCGATCGTCTTCTTCGGGCCACGCACAGCCCAGCGCGTCATCTGGAATTTCGGCCATGCGTAAGCTCATCAAGCTCGCCAACTGGCTCAACGATCATTGGCTGGGCGACCTTATCGGGGTCGCCTCGCTCTTCGGAGCAGGCTACATCTTTCTTATTATAGGACATGGATTGGGATTCTGACATGCAACTTTACTTCAAGACCAACAACCTCACCTCAGCCACCCGCTGCGCACTGTCCTTGCTCCAAGGACGCCAGAGCTCGCACGAGCCTCTTGCCAGCTCCGACGTTCGGCCTTGGGTGGCCGAGCGTTTCCCCAAGCTCAATCCAACCGACCACGAACAGCTGGTCGCAACTGTCAACGCCAACATCTGATCCTAGGAGGACAACCCATGGCACACGAACTCGAAATCGTCAACGGTGAAGCAAAAATGGCCTACGCAGGCTCCCTGCCTTGGCACGGCCTCGGCACGCAGGTCGATCCTGAAATCTCGGTCGACGAGATGATGGTGGCTGCTGGCCTCGACTGGGAAGTCAAGAAGACGCCGATCTACACCCAGCTGTATGATCCTAAGACCCAGAAGACCGACCGCATCAAGGTCCCTTCCAAGTGGGCACTGACGCGGACCAGCGACAACAAGGTCATGACCATCAGCGGCGACAACTGGCGTCCGACCCAGAACAAAGAGGCATTCGAATTCTTCCGTGAGTTCTGCGAGGTCGGCGGTGCCAAGATGGAAACAGCTGGCTCGCTCAAGGGTGGCCAGCACGTCTGGGCTCTCGCAAAGTTGGGCAATGGCTTCACGCTCCCCAACGGCGACCGCACTGAAGGCTACCTGCTGTTCTCGCTGCCGCACGTTGTTGGCTCGTCGATCCAAGTCCGCACGACCTCGGTCCGCGTGGTTTGCAACAACACCCTTACCTACTCTCTCAACGGTGGGACCCAGAGCGAATACCGCCAGAACCACATGTGCGACTTTGACTTCAGCCGTGCACGTGAGGTGGTCGACATGGCCAACCAGAACCTCGCTGCCCAAGGTGACTTCGCCAAACAGCTCCAGCAGATCAAGATGGACAAGTTTGACGCCATGGTGTTCTTCAACTCGCTGATCAGCCAAGAGGCTCTTGACCGTGCTGGAGCAACAGAGATGCTGGAAGCCATCGACACACAGCTGGGCAAACGCTCTCGCATGGGTCAATTCATGAACAGCTACATGAATGGCGCAGGTGCGGAACAAGAGTCTGCTTGGGGTGTGCTCAATGGCATTACCCACTGGACCGATCACGGTGCTGGCGACAAGCAAGACAAGCGTCTCGTCGACAGCTGGTGGGGCCACAACTACCGCCTCAAGGCCGTGGCCCAACAGAAGCTCGCAGAGCTGGCTGTGTGACCATCGTGGGGGGGCTCAGGCTCCCCCGAAATCACACCAAAAAGTTAAGTCCTTGTTTTCCCACTTACCACTTTCCATTTTTCTTACAATTCTCAGGAGTTAGAGAAAGAAGAGAAGATAGAGAGTATATGATAGGGTTTGTGGGAATTGTAGGGTAAAGTGGAAAGTGGTAAGTTGGAGGAAACAACCATGACAAGAATCAACGTCGTCCACCCGTCTTTGTTGACACGTCAGCACCTGCTGGCCGAGTGGCACGAGATCGGCCGCATCATCACGCTCGCTGAGGGTGGTGTTGACCCAAAGGACATCCCCGAGCGATACACTCTGGGCAAGGGTCACATGAAATTCTTCGCCGACAAGCTTGGCTACATCACGTTGCGCACGGGTTGGCTGGCCAAGGAGATGCGCCACCGTGGCTATCAAGCTGACCAACGCAAGCAGATTGATGGCGTAGAACGAGTCATCGGCCTTGGTTTCGGACCGCTTTGGCAACCCGACAAGACCGACCTTACTGTGAACCTGTGCCGCCTCATTGAGCGTGCACCCGACCACCGCCCATACCGCGAAGAGTATGACGCCATCATGGAGTATGCGCTATGAGATCTTTCGGACCCCAAGTAACAATCGACACAATCACCAAAAAAGCCAGAGAGGTGCATTGCAACTGGTGCGTGTTCAGAACATTCCACCTCGGTCAGCACGCATGCTCGCACGCAGACAGAAGCAATCCTCGGATCATGGAAACCCCGAACACCACACCAGATTGGTGCGAGATGAAGGCTGGCATGATCCGTGACGCAGAGGAAATGGCTTCAGGTGTTAAGCACTATGTGGTCCGTTGGTCTGGTCGCAAAACCGACGAGCCGCGCGAAATCTACGAAGGCATACCGTCAGAGGCTGAGCTTCAATTTAAGCTGACAGCGCGCAAAGCAAAGCAAGGCACCGTTGAGCTGCAAACCACAACAGGCAAGGTCTTGGCAAAATGGCCACCACAAGGAGAGAAAGATGCGTGACTTCGTAACGCTCCCCAAGACCGACCGACGCGCAGCGCTGATGCTGTCACCCCAACTGGAGGGTGGCAGGCGGTGGTTGCAGGACGGATCGTTCCGCTTCGAGCGGACACCCCACAACGTTCGGTGCGCAGAGGCTTTGGGCATCACAGTGCCAGAGGCCCACGGAGCCAAACCAGGAGCCGAGCTATGGGGTTCCGCTGTAGGGTTGCCTGCCAAAGCTGCCTTCTGCGCCCCTACGACGTATTTTTCGGGGTCCTCTGGTGTTGTTCATTTGCGCGACCACGCTCACCAGCGCATGGCCCACGAGAAGTTCCGTGACCTCAAGGCTCCGAACGGTGCTTTTGTCAGCGCATTGTTCGCAGACATGGGAACAGGCAAGACCAAGATGGCCATCGACCTGATCAACCGTCACCACTGCGCAGGAAGGATTGACGCGGTGGTGTTGCTCGCCAAGAAGGGTGTCCACGAGCAGTGGGCGGCTGACAGCGTTGAGGACGACGGCACCACCGAGCCTTGCCCAATCAAGATGTTCACCCAATCGGAAGTCCGTTGGCGCGCGCATGTTTGGAATGGCAAGGCTGTGCCGCCTCACATGTTCAAGCTTGACGACGAGCTCAAGTGGTTCTGCGTCAACTTCGATGCGATCATCCACAAGAAGGCTGCGCAAGAGCTCAACGAATTCATGCAGGCTCACAAGGGTCGCGTGGCTTTTGTTGGCGACGAGACGCATTACCTGAAGAACCCGACTGCCGCACGCACAAAGGCTGCATTGCGCGTGGCCGAACAGTGCGGTGTGCGGATCATCATGACAGGGTCGCCTATCGCCAAGAACCTCGTGGACGAGTGGTCGCAGCTCAAGTTGCTGGACGAAGGCATCGTGGGTCACCGCTACCTGACCGCCTTCCGCAACGAGTATTGCATCATGGGTGGCTTTGAAGGCAAGCAGATTGTTGGCTCCAAGAACCTAACTCGGTTTAAAGACATCACCGCACCATACGTGTTCCGCGTCAAGAAAGAGGACTGCCTCGACCTGCCCGCAAAGCAGTATCGCAAGGTCGCATTCGACTTGTCCAAGGAGCAGCGCGATGCTATCAGCCAGCTGCGCACAACGCAGATTTACACAACAGCCATGGGCGAGGACGTGTTCTTTGAGGGTGCAGCCCCAACGCTGGGCAAGATCCAAGAGGTCAGCAATGGGTTCATCGCGCATGAGTTCGGGTTGGACACCTTCCCCAACCCGCGCATGGAAGCTCTGAAGTCTGTGCTGGAGGACGTTGACGGCAAGGTCGTGATTTGGGCTCGCTACAAACACGACATCCGTGGCATCGCGGCCGAGCTGGGCGACGAGGCTGTCACCTACTTTGGTGACGACGACGACCGCGCACGGACCAAGGCAAAAGCAGACTTCTGCGATCCTGAATCACCAGTGCGCTACTTCGTGGCAACCCCAGCCACAGCTGCTGAGGGTCTTGACGGATTGCAAAAGGTGAGCTCAACAGCCATCTACTATTCCAACGGGTTCAACTCTGTCCAGCGTTGGCAGAGCGAGGACCGCATCCACCGCATCGGAATGGGTGGCTCGGCGCTTTACATCGACTTGGTTGCCAAGGGCTGCATCGACTATGCCCTGCTGCGCAACCTTCAATCCAAAAAAGATTTCAGCGCATTGGTGCTGGACGTAGGACGGGAGCTAGGACTGGGATGAATAAGCGCACATTGACCGACCGCCAGATGGCGATTGTGGAATTGATCGCCGAACGCAAGAAGGCTGGAGTTGACACTGTCAGCCTCGACGAGATCACCACAAGGGTCGAGCGTTGGGGGCTCAGTGCGCACCGCAACTCGCTAATTGTTTCAATGAACATATTGATCGAGCGGATGACCGCTCAAGGAATCTTCATTGAAAAGGTCGATCAGCTGGGACGCGGTGCGCGCCAGCTTTATCGGATCAGGTGCGGCTGACAGATTCGCTCGTGGGTCTCGTTGTTTACCACGATTTTCACGAGCAGTTGTCTGTCGTTCCTCAGCAGCCAGTCAACGCTGGCTTGGTTGCCGAATTGCATTGGGCCAGCGATGTCGCAATAGCTATTGGTCGCGAGATTCGCGCATCCACCGACCAGCACGCTCACCAAGCCCAACATCGTCAAGGATCTCAATCTCATCTTCGACTTCCTTTGCCTGCTTCATTGCATCCAGCCGCTGCTCAGTTGTGCTTGCTGTTGCGGAGCTTGCCCCGTCGGACCTTCCGCGCAAATAGATGCCGAGCAGCCCCAACACAAAGGCTGCGCCAGCGAATGCGTAGAGCTTTAGCTTTCCCAGCATCACCGTTCACCATCTGACCACTTGCGGATCCGTTCGCGCATGATCCACGCACCAGCCAACACGACAATGCCAGCGAATGCCAGAGCGACTATCTGCGCTGTTCCGTCTAGCGATCCAACTGCTGCCACAGCTGCCCCAGCACCCGATGCAATCTGCACAGCCGAAGCCTGCACGGTGGTGGACTGTGCTGCGCTGGTGCGCGCTGCTGGTGGCTCCTCAGCCGAAGTCCATTGGTCCGCAGGGTAAGCTTGGCGGTTGAGCTCAAAGTGCGGACCGTCCTTGAATGTGCGCCAGTCGCCACCCCAAACGATCTTGACGCCCTCAGCCTCAGCAGCTGCTTTTACTGCTGGGCCCAGCTTGTGGTAAAGAGGCCAGTCGAATGCTGCTTTGCCGTTCGGCCCGATGGGAAGCAGGTCAACAGCATGACCAGTCAGGTGGCGGCTGTTCATCGTCTTTGATGCACCACTGGCAACGAGCTCGCTTTGACGCGCCTCTGTCCGCAGACCTTCAATCACAACGAAGTCCAGCGGCGAATCTTTCAACGCACGATTGATCACGCGCCGTAAGTCAGGGTGAATACCGCGCAGGTTGTTCAGGCTGCGTTGGCTAAATCGTCTAGTCATCTCACCCTCCATTGGTTTGGATTATGTAAGCGACTGCCGCGCCGAACACCACCCAGAACCCTTTGTCCAAGATCATGTACACAGCACCACGTTTGTTGGATGTCTTTTCAATCAGCGTCACCCTGTCGTCAACCTTTTCCATGCGGGTGTCGTATTTGTCCATGCGCTTAAAAAGCGTGATCATCCGCTCTTCCATCTTGGCCATGTCAACAACAACCTTAACAAGCTCGTCGATCTTGTCACCGAGCTTGTCCATGTGCTTCTCAAGCCTGTTGAAACGATCGTCTTCGCTCATGCCACTTCACCTTCGATCTTGACCCAAATGTATCCCTCGCTAGGGAATGTCTCAACACCAGCGAAGTCGCTGCCGTAGGTAACCTGCCATTCGGCCTTATACCAACCCACTGCACTGGTGTCGCCCGACTGCCATTGGTATTCGACGATGCCACCTGCCTCGCTGACGATTGATGGGAGCTCGTCGACAATAAGCTCGTTGGTCTGGGCCTCGCGCATGTGGAACCGCACTGTTGCGTCAGTCAGGTTAATTGCCACATCGTCGCCATCGCGGATGATAGACCTGATGGCTGGGAATGTGTCGTTTTGTTTTATGTAGAATGCCATGTCAGATTACCCTATTCCTTTGACGTGTCTATGTTGCACTGTTGGTTAGCTGCAGCACCAGAGCAGAGTTTGGCGTTGTGTTGGTCCTTGCGCTAGTGGAATCACCACGGAACTCGTAGCGAGGCTTGCGCAATGCAACATCAAAGAACACCACATTGAACAACCCAGTGTCAATGCGCTCAAGGATGTCCTCGGTGATGTCCTGCCCGACGAGCGAGAAAACCCCAGTGTCAGCGAATTCTGAAACGCCTTTCGGAGCTGCTTGGCCATCGATGGCGAACACCCCAACGTCAATGCGCTCGAGAACGTCCTCAGTAATTTCCTGCCCGACGAGCGAGAAAACCCCTGCGTCAATGCGCTCAAGGATGTCCTCAGTAATTTCCTGC